TCCCACGAAACAACAACCCGCCCGCCTTGCCTGATTTCCAAGGCCGTTACAGGACCTTGGACGCTCCACATGGGGCGGGCCGGGCCAGTGCACCCGGAGAGGGTGGCCAGCGTTCCGCCCGTGACTAGCTCTTCTTCCGGCTCTGCCTTCCAGACTCCCTCTAGCAGGGTGAGGATCAGGGAGACTTTGAGCAGCCCAGCCGAGTGTTCGACGGCCGCGCTTCCGGCCGTGACGATGCAGCGCTGGGAGGCGAGCTGCCCGGCGATCATCATCGAGGCTGTTGTCTTTCGGCCCACCTGAAGCGCGTTATAGAGGTCTGCGAGGTTGCGGTCTCGCTGGACTCGCCCGCCGTGGCCTCGGCCCGCGTCGGTGACGTGGAGCTGTAGGGCCATCTGGGAGGATCCGAGGCGGCCGCGATCCCTCGGGAAGAACGTGCCGTCCGCTAGTGGTGCCTGGGTGAGTCCAAGCTCCATGGGTGCCAGGGGCCGCTCGCCGGTGGCGTGGAGCAGGTACCAGCGGCCCTTCGGGTCAACCATGGGCACGCCGGAGATCTGGAAGCCGCGCGTGGGCTTTACTACCATTTATAGACTCCCTACCAGGCGGGCCAGCGCCGCGCCTTCGCTCTTGTACTCACTGTCCGGTTTGGTAAACGCTGTCTGGATGTTCTGGGTGAAGTTAACGACCGTCTGGGTCGTCGCGGCGCGCTCCGCCTGGCCTTCCGTCGCGCTGCCGTTCGCGTGTTGTGAGACACGGCCCGGCAGGTAGGTGCCTCCGAAGCGCGAGGCGACCTCAGCGAGGATCCGTTCGCTTCGGCGGCGCTTCATCCGAGATAGCGGGATGTATGCTTCACCGCCGGTTTCCGGCTCTGCCCAGAGCCTCATCGCACCGGCTGGCGCGATCTGGGCGAGGTGGTTCTCGGTGCCGTTCGCGAAGCCGTAGACCGGCGGGCGGATACCACCGTTAGCGAACGTATCCGGGAGCAGCTGGGCGCTCTCGCCGTGTTTGCGGTAGTACACATCGATGTATGAACTCAAAGAGTTGATATACCGTTGCGCCTGCTCTGCCTTTGCTGAGGCGTAGTCATTCGCGTAGATCGACATGACGGCCGAAGTGTTGTCGCCTTGGTTCTTCGATGCTGTCAGCACTTGCTGGAAACGATTGTTATTCGCGTCAATCGTCATTACGCCGGTTGACGTGTTGACTTGGGCAATACCGGCGATGAGCTTCGCGGTGGCTGGCTCGTTGTTCGCATCGATGGCGAAAACGCCTTTAGAGGCCTCTACCAGGCCGAGGGTGTGCGCGAGCTGTTCAACCGCTGGATCATTGCGAGCATCCAGGGTGAGCGTGCCGCCCTTCTTGGAGACCTCGTTAATGAAGTCCTCGACGGCCTTCTTGCCCGCCTCTGTATCGGCTGTGAACGTCATCTGCTTGACTTCGGGAATACCGCCCAAAGTCTTGACCAACTCATCCACGGCCTCCTTGGGCACTCCGGCTTTTTCGGCCATCTCTTGCAGGCTTCGCGCCCACTCATCGGCCTTTGCCTTCGCTTCTTCCTGGCTGTGACCGGTTTTCTCAAACGCTCGCGCTTCATCCTGGATCGCCTGAATCTTGGCTCGCATACCGTCGATAAACCAACGGTTCGAGCGATCCAGCACGTTCACTTTGCCGTAAGCATCGACCGTGATCTTTCCGTGCTCTTCGATGGCCTTATTAAGGCGGTCGGTGGCATCGGCGCTTCGCAGCTGAGCGTCAACTAAGCTACCCTGAGCAGCGTTCTGGGCGCGCATCGCGTCGGTAGCTTTATCAATGGCTTGCTGGCGCTGGCGCTCCACTTCCACGGCCCGCTCGGCCTCGGACGTGTTCTTGCGGGTTTCCTCCTTGGCGCGCTGAAGCTCTTCGCCCTGAGACTTCAGGCTTTCCGTGACCTTCTGGACGTTTGGATCCAGTTTGTTCTGGGCGTAGGCATAGGCCGAGACAGCGTTCGTACCGTCCATGTAGGCGGTCTCTGTCTTCTCGGCCTCGGCCCGCTTCGCTTCCAGCGTCTTATTGACGCGCTCCATGGCTTCGCCTTCACCTGCCACGGCTCGGACGTAGTCATCTGCAGCGCCTCCCAGGGCCACATACGCAGCGAGCGCGCCGTCCTTCTCAGCCTTGTTCCGCACCAGCTCGCGCGTGTTCGCTGTGACTGAGGCTGTAGTGCGGTCCAGCGTCTCCTTGTACTCTTCCACGCGCTGAGTGGCCTCGGCCTGCTTCTGCGAGTATGCGGCGAAAGCGCCTGCAAGAAGGGATACCGCACCGAGGGCGAGGTTAGCAGGGGAGAGCAGCGCGCCGAAGGCTCCGGCCAGGGCCGAGCCAGCGCTCTTGGCTAAGGTCGAGAGCTTGAAAACTCCCGTCCCAGCGTTGACCGAGGCTTTAGAGAACGCACCAACAGAATTACTTGCGAGGGCTGCGGCGGGCTCGAAGGCCTTCAGCTCGCGAGAGGCGCTAATCAACCCAGGAGTTGTTTCGTTTCGCAAGGACGCGCCCACGCGGTCGAAGATAGTCAGCGTGTTTTTAAGAGTAGATCCGGCGGAGGTGAAAGACTTCACCGTGGCCGCGCCGGTTGTGCCCATCGCCTGCAGGTCCGTAACCAGGGCGGAGATGACGCTGCCGCCCGTACCGCCCAGGTCGGTGAGCTTGGAGACCAGGGGACCGAGCGGGCCGTGCAGGGCTGCCAGGGCAGCCACTGCGGCCAGCACCGGTGTGGGCAGGTTCGCGAAAGCCGCTGCCAGCTCCGCGCCAGCTGTTGCGACGGGTGCCAGGGCCGAGAGGACCGAGACCAGAGCGGGAGCCAGGGGTGAAATGTTCGTGAGGAACGTTCCGAGGCCCTTCGCGCCGGACTCTAAGGCAGGGGAGAGGTCTTTAATGAGCCGGAGTGCGAGGTCTGCGAGCTGCTTCGCGGTAGACGCTAGAATCTTCTCGCCTGGCTTGAAAGCCTCACCGAACGCGCCTCCGGCCTTGCGCAGTTCAGGGCTCGCAGCGATCAACGCGGCCACACCGACCGTGAGCGGTCCCATGGCTGAGGCCAGCTGACCGATCACCGGGATAGGCTGGAGGGCAAACGTCATGAGGGCGGCTGTGGTTCCGCCGATCAGAGGCGTGTACGAGGTGAGCTTTTCGAGCTGCGCGCCTGCTCGGGCTGCGTCGAACTTTTTCAGCGCGTTGTTCGCTGCGTCCAGGCCCTTGGAAATGTTCTTGAAAGCGGGGCTGAGGAAGTCCTCAATATCTCCTTGTGCTTCTCGCAGGCGCTTCTGGAAGGTGCGCAGAACGTCCGCTAACTTATTGCCCCATTCAACAGCCCGGCCGCCTCCCGCCGGATCGATGAACATCTTGCCCAGGTCCGCGCCGATATCGCGGTTAGCAGCCTTGATACGGTCTGCAGCGCCAGACCACTGCTTTTTAATAGCGTCGGTCGCTCCGCCGAACTTCTCCATCATGCCCTTGGTTAGAGCATCGATAGCCTGGTCCGCGTCGATCTGGTTCTTGGAGATCATGGCCTTGACTTCGGCGCTGGACTTGCCGAAAGCCTTGCCAATGATTTCAGCCGCGTTGATGCCGCGCTGGCCCAGCTGGATCAGGTCTTGGCCGGTGATCTTCCCGGCGGCCTTGATCTGGGCGACCACGAAAGCCAGATCTGCGAGCTGTTGCGATCCGCCACCGGAAGCGGCTACCGCGTTCTGCATCGCGTCAAGAAGCGGGATGACCTTCTCGACCTCGACACCGAAGGCGATCAGCTGTTGCTGCGCCGAGATAAACGTCGCCTTGCTAAACGGCGAGTTTTGCGCGAGCTTGCCGAGCTTTTCCATCTGCTCGTTGACGGCCTTTTGGCTGCCGAGCATGGTTTTAAGAGCCGCGTTAGCGTTTTGCTGCATCGCGTTATACGCCAGGCCAGTGCTCAGGGTGTTCTTGCCCAGGGCGGTAACGCCCACTGCGGCTCCAGCGGCTGCGGTTGCGGCCACCTGCAGGGAGGCTTTCGCACTGCGGCCCAGGGAGTGGAACACGCGGTCCACCACTCCGCCCTGAGCCTGCACATCTGCGGTGAAACGTTGAGTGCGGCGCGTGGCCGCGTCCATCCCGGCTGTGAAGCCCTTATCATCGACCGTGATTTTTGCGATCAGGGTGCCGAGATCAAGCTGACTCATGGTGCGTTTCACCTTTCAGTATTCGGTTTAGCTAGGTGGCGGGAAAAGCCGGGCGAGGCGGCTTTCCGGGATGTCAAGAAGACGCATAACCAGGGAGTGGAACCAGGGCCAGGGCGACTCCATGGCCTGCCAGTCCGCGAGGCCATAAAACTGCATGAGGTCCGCTGCGACGTACTCCCACCTGGCTGCGATCTCAGCCCAGGCGGGCGCGCTGTCTTGGGGCTGCGGAGAGACGGGTTTCAGGTCCTCGGGTATCAGGTAGTCCTCGTATAGAGGCGTGCCGTCGTCGCAGTATCCGACGATCTCACCCACGCCATACGGTGCCCACTCTTGGGGTGTTACTGGGCTTTTGGGGCCGTTCCCTCAGTCTGGAAAGCATGGGCCATGAACAGCTCCACGGCGGCCTCGTTACCGCCGTTAGACCAGTAGATCAGCGCGGCCTGGGTGGCTAGGAAGATGAAGGAAGCCGGGCAGTCCGAGGCCGCGAGGCGCTCGTATTCTGCTTCGCCTAGCAGCATCTTGGACAGCTCTTCGTTTGTCTCGGGCCAGCCGTCGATCTCGATCTCGCCCTGAGCGGTTCCGGCGGCTTCAGCGCCCACGCGCTCCAGGAACTTTTGGATAATCAGCCCGGTTCGCGTGTTCGGAACGGGACTCGTAAACTCCCAGTCGCCGATTTTCAGAGTGAAGGGTTCGTAGGGTGCGTATTTGGTGAGGTCAAGCATGAGGGGAGATGCCTTTCAATAAAGAGGGGTATATGAGAGGCCGCCCGCCTCTGGGAGAACAGTTCAGAGGCGGGCGGTGTGCGGGTGAATGTCAGGCAGGGTTGGTTGGCGCGGGGTTGGTGATGCCCTTTCGCGCGCCCTGGCCGTTCAGAGTGAAGTTCCAGCCGGAAAGCTCAGCGTTGCCGGTGGAGGCGCGCTCGGCGCTGACCGTGGCGGTCATCTCGTAGGCTTCCTTGCTGTTCGGCTTGCCCTTGACCGGCTTGTCGTAGTAGCGGACCTTGACCACGCCGAGGCTGCCCACAGCGTCGGGGCGGGTTGCCGCCAGAAGGGCCTCTACCTCGGGCAGGAAGTTGCCGGACGCGAGGCGGTGCATCTGGACGTAGAAGGACAGCGACGGCGTTTCACCGACTCGGACCGGGTGATCCGCGCCGTTATCGTCGTAGGTTGCTGCGTCAACTTCCTTGGGCGAGACCGTGGGGTTCACCGAGGAGATGAAGCGGATAGGCTGCCACTTATCCGTAAGCCAGATGTCTACTCCGTACTCATAGGAAAAGCCGTACTGTGTGGGTTCGGTTGTGGTTGCTGGCAGTTCGGATCCCATAGGTGGTTATCCTTTCGTGTGGAAGATTAATTGAAAGTTGTCTGTGCGGTGGTCGAGGCCTTTTTCATCGGCTCCGAGCTGGGCTGTGTGCAGGTGCGCGCAGCGGTCCACGTGGAGGCTTCCCCACTGGGTGGCGTGAACGCCGTGGAGGGCCTCCACTGCGCGGTCTGCGAGGATGTCAGCGGTAGGCGAGGCGCGAACGTGCACCTGGAAGCTGACCATTACGGTGTCGCTGCCTGGTAGTGGTAGCTCCTGGCTGTAGACGTTCACAGCTGCGGCGGTGTCCCATTTGGCGGGCAGTCGCTTGGCCGTGACGGGCACCCGGCCCGCCTCTGGCTTGTACTCGATGTTCCCGCCTGGGTAGTAGAAGATCCCAGCCTCAGCTAGACGCATACACACCGCGTCGATGACTTCAGCGAGCATGGTTAGCCTCCTCTTGCGATGGTTGCGGAGATGATCTTCAGCATGGTTTGTGCTTCGGAGTTCATCGGATCTTCTAGGTATTTGGCTTTGCCGCCCTTGGGGTGGCGGTAGCCTAATTCCTCGTGCTGTCGGACCGCGTAGGGCCGGTTGAACGTGACTGCGGCCTGGATGGTTCCAAGGCCGCTGAGGTTCACAGCTGAAGCGCTCCTGCGGAGGTCTCCTTCATCCACCGGTGCCTGGCGGACCGCCTGGGTCCGCAGGTGTTCGGCGGCTCGGATGACTCCGGCCTGGGCGCTCTCGCGTGAACGGGCTTTGACCAGCTCGCTTCGCCAGGTGCTTTTGATGATGATGCCCATAAGCGGCTCACGCGAGGTTTAGGCGTACGAAGCTGGGCAGTGGAAGCGAGAGAGGCTCGACGCTCTCCATCGAGATGATGGTGGTCTCGCGTCCGGAAGGCAGTCGCACCATTGTTCCCGGCTCCAGGTCCTGCCTAGCTTCGGGTGGAATAGCTGCCTGTGCGGTGGAGACGATCTCAGAGCCGTTCGAGTCTCGAACTAGCTTGTTTTCCTCAACCACCATGCAGCCCTGGATCAGCCGCTCCGGGCCTTTCTGTGGGCCGTAGGCGGTTTCGACCGTCTGCCAGGCCGTGATCGTGTGCCCGCCGAAAATATCGAGGATCTTCATCCGATCACCACCGGCTGGGCCAGGTGGATACCCGCGAGCCCGAGAGTCAGGCGTGCCTCGAAGCAGAGGACCTGGGAGGCTTCCCAGCGTGCCTGGGCGGCCTCTTCGGCTCCCGCGTAGTGGACCGAGGCACCCATGAGCGAGGCCTGCGTCACCTGGGTGGCTTTCAGCGCTTCCGCTCCAGGGGTGAGCTGGTTTTCTTCCCAAAACGCCACCTGCATGTAAACCGCGTCGCGGATAGCTTCAGCTTCGCCCGCCGTGCCTCGGCGCGTGCAGCACCGGAGGTATGACTCGACCAGCCGGGCCGCGCTCTTGATGAGCCGGGCTGCGGTAGCCGTTGGCTCGGCTCGCCCTTCCAGCCTGCACCAAGTGGTGTACTCGGTAAGGTTCGGCGTTTCATCGGCCACGCTGGCCTCCCTTCCGTGGGTGGCGAAGCCCTCCGGGTCCCCTCCGCGTCGGAGGGCCTCGCCTAGTCTCGGTTACTTCTTGGTTTCGGCCTCGGGTTCGGGTTCGGGTTCGGGTTCAGCGCCTTCAGGTGCGGAGCCGTCCAGACCGAAGCCCTGGCGGATGAAATAGGCGATAGCGTTCTCATCCTCGGTCTCGCCGAAGCCGTCAACGAAGTAAACTCCGACAACCTCGCCGGTAAAGCCCTCAACGGGAGTTTGGATACGCATAAGCAGATCACCGAACCTTGATATTACGGAACACGGCCGCAGCCTTGGTGGACTTCAGGGCGACGGCCACAGGGCCGAGTTCGACCTCGCCGCGCTTGACAGCGCCGGGTGTGGTGAAGTCTGGCAGGTACTGGCGGACCAGGTGGCCGGTGGTGGTGGCAACGCCGTGGAAGCCGTCCAGGGCGACGCGGTAGGCGTACAGGTCAGTCAGGCCGGTTTCGGCCTTGGATCCTACGTTGTGGTTGGTGACCTTGATGATCTGCTCCGAAGAGCCTGCCATATCACCTGCGTCAACCAGGATGATGTCACCGTAGGTTTCGCGGGTGATCGGGCGGCCGTTAGGGCCGAGCAGGCCTTCCACGGGATTTTTCGTGTACATTCCAGCGCGGCGTGCGGCTGCGCGGACACGGGCGAGCACCTGCTTGTTACCAACCAGGACAGTGGGCGTTCCGTCGAGCATCGAGAGGAACTCGTCGAGCGCGTCAAGGGCCTTGAAGGCTGCGCCGTTGGTGTCGAGGTCGGTCCAGTCGGTGACCTTGTCCTTGCCGTATTCGGTCGAGGAACCGGTGAGGGCCTTGTCCAGACCATCGAAGCCGTTCGCGTCCTTAGAAACGTCGCCGTTGATAACCAGGTCCTGGAACTTGGCTCGCGTGGACTTGATCTTCTGCGCCATGTTCAAGGCGACGCTGCCGGAGGCTGCGGGGCCGAGGGAGGCGAGAACGCGGTCAACCGAGAAGGAACCGCCCATGACGGCAAGCGTCACGGTCTTGTTCTCGGTGGTGACGTTCTGGTCTGCGTACTCCGTGTTGTATGCACGGGTTGCAGCGGTTGCTTCGGTCTTGAGGCGGCGGTAACCGTAAGTGAGGGTTGCGCCTCCGCCAGCCGGGTTGACGGCCGTGTCAAAGATGAGGGAGTCCAGGACGGCGGACTCCTTACGGAACTCATCGATCACCTGGAGGTCGATATCGTCGGTAGTGTTCTTCTTGGACTCATCAAGAGTGATTGCTGCCATTTTTCAGGCGGTCCTTTCTCTAGGTGTGTGGTCAGCTAAAGCGCAGGGCGATAGCGTCTTGGAGATTTTTCGGCTTTTCTGCACCGCTCCCGGCGGGCTTATCGATTGCCGAAGCGCCGTTGACCGCCTGGGTCTTGGCGACATGGGGATGGTCTTTCGTAAACGCCGTGATGGCGTTCTTCACGGCTTCGCTGTCGGTGAGGTCAACGTCCTTGACAGCGGCGTGGAAGCTCTGGGAGTCGAGCAGGCGGGCCGGGTCTGCCAGGTCACCTGCGGCCTTGTAGACGGCTAGTTCAAGAGCCGAGGCGCGCCCAGCTGCCTTGCTCTCTGCGAGCTCGGCGGTCAGCTGCTCTACGGTCAGCTCTGGCGCTTCGTCGGTCTTGGTCAGGCCGAGAGCCTTACTGATCTCATCGAGGACGGCTCGGCGGGCTTCATCGGCGGCCCTCTCCTTACCGGCCACGCGGTCTTTCGCAGCTTCCTTGCGCAGGTCTTTGATCATCTTGCGCAGCTGTTCCGGATCGGAAGGCAGGCCGTCGGTGGTGTCCTCAACTTCGGCCTTGGTCTCTTCGGCCTTGGTGTCAGGCTCGGGAGTGGTTGCCTTGGTTTCCTCGGTGGTTTCTTCTGTGGTGGTCTGCTCGTTCATGAGGGGATCGCCTTTCGTAGATCGGTTTGATAGGCTTGGGGGTGCCGGGCCGGTATCCCCCGCGAGCCTGAAATAAAACGGCCGGGAGAAAGTGGAGGGCCGATAACCCGGCGTTTTCTATTCCGGGTATAGAAAAACCCGCGACCGTGTATAACGGTCTGCGGGTACAGTTAAAGGCGAGAGACCCGAGGCCTGCCCGGAGTAAATGGTGAGCTGGCTGGCTTCCCTCGCCTTATGCCTTATACGGTACCAGGTAACCTGTGAACAGTCAATAGCCCGGTCTTGTCAATGATGATAAGACCGGATAATTTGGTCTGCCCACGGAAGCGTCGAACTGCTTGACCTATCGCGAGTTCGTCGTCGAGTGGTGTTCGCCGCAGATCTAGGACTAGATGCCGGCTTTGCCGCCTCGCACGTCTGAACTGATTGGAGATAGTGTTTGACTCGGAAGCGCCTTCAGGGGCTTTAAACTCCCATATTCCGCCTAGCATCCGCACATCTGGGTTGCGCTTCCCGTCGTCGTAAACTTCTTTCAAGAATTCTACGTCAACTCCGTATGTGGAGAGAACGCGCGCCGTTTCCAGTTCATGGGCTTTAGGCGGGTTAGTCATACCTGCAGGGACGACAACCCTACCGGGTTTAACAGTTCCGGGTTTAACCTTTTTAAGTTTGTCGAGTGGGTGTTCTTCGATATTTCCCGGAGGTTTCTTCGGCCCTGCAACGCGCGTCCAGGTGTGGAAGCCCGAAGGCTTCGGGACTGCTTCGCGGTAGCTCTTGCGCTGCAGCTTGGGGTGCTCGGCCAGTAGTTCGCGTATCTGGGCTTGGTAGCCTCGGATCGCAGCTCTGGCTTTGCTCTCGGCCTCGCCGGTGATCGCTGCGACCAGTAGGCGTTTCTGCTTCCTGATCTCGCGCTCCAAGGCGCGCTGTTTTTGGCTCGCGTCGTATGTTTCAGCGTCTCTAACGCCCATCGTGCCAGGCTCGATCACCGTCGCACCTGGCAGGTAGAGGCCTTCGGAGTGCGTGCAGTTCGGGTGGTGCAGCCCGGCTGCTCGTGCTTCCTCCATCGTTCCGGCCACGTGCACGGTCACATAGCCATCGCCCACGGCTGAAGGCAGACGGTGGATTCCGGCTGGATACAGCCCGGTGAGGGAGAGGACCTTATCTTGCCAGGGCGCGCACAGACGGCAGGTGTACGTGTTCCCGGTGACTAGCACCAGGTCCTCGCCTCTAGCGATCAGCTCACCCTCGTAGGCCGCGCGGAGCGAGTGGGCGGCTCCGGTGCGCGTGGCCATCTCGGCGTAGGTGTCGATATGCCACGTACGGCCTGCTTTATCGGTGAAGCCGTCGATGCCTCGGGCCGCGAAGCCGTTCAGCGCGTCTTGCGTCGCCTTGCGGCGGGTGAGTACTCCCGTCGCGTTCAGGGCGGCTGGTGTGGAGATGATCTGTTGGTAGCTGTCGAAAGCGTTCCTGAGCGCGATGGCGGGCAGGTCTGCGAGGACGCGGTGCAGGTCTGAGGCGATCACTTCGAGAGCGCGAACGCTGCTCACAGGCACGCCGAGTGTTTCCGGATGGTTAGCCAGGCGGCCCGCGAGGTCGCGCTCAGCCATGCCTTGGCCCGCTTTGGCGGCTTTATCCAGGGCCGCCTGAACGGTGGCTAGGACGTTTTGCCAAGGCTTGCCAAGCTGGCGCTGCAGACGGGCGTAGAGAGCACCGTAACGGGCCGTCATGTCGACCTCGTAGCGGCTACCACCGCCCAGGCCCCGGTTCACGTCCCGGGCGATCTCCCAGATGAGCCTGATCTCGATCTGTGCCACCAGATCGGAGACGGTCTGGGCGAGGCTGTTCGCGTAGTCGGAAGGATCTAGCAAGGTGGGCTGTCTCCCTTCCGGCTACGTCAAGAGTTGAACGGCCTCCAGTCATCGGGCGATGAGAGCGGGTGCTCGCGCTGTAGGCGTGCGACTTCTTCCTGGATCTGCGTGTCATCCCAGTCAGGATGTGCGAGCTCCACGCTGGTTTGGAGGCTGAGGGCTTCCACTCCGCGCAGCGTGGCCACAGTCTGGGCATTGTCTGCGACTGTCGCCTGGTGGAGCTGCGGGAAGTCCACCGAGATGTCCGTTTCATCCAGGCCAGGGGCGTTGAAGATTGCTCGGTCGGTGCGGAGCATCTTCACCAAGAGGGCCTGAACGGCTGGTTTTTCACAGCGGATCTTGCGAGAGCGGGTTGTCTCGGTTGCCGCTTGACGTGCTCGGACCTCGGTCGCGGTGATGTCGGTGTCCTGCACGTCGCCGAAGGTCGCTGTGGAGTATCGGGCGTTTCGGATGATCTGGCGGGTGAGATCCAGCGCGGTTTGCTGGTGCTCTTGCCAGCGGATCTGGAACTGTTGCGGCTCGACGCTGCCGCCGTCCTTGAATGATCCGATACCGTCCAGCGGTGTGAACACTTCGCGATCCAGGTCGAAAGCGGGCTGTGAGTCACCGCCAGGCCCGGTGTTTTCCAGCATCGAGCGGTCAACGATGATTCGAGCCTTCGCGAGGCGAACGTCTCGCATCCACGCGCTGTAGGTTTCATCCAGGGCATCGAAAAGCTGCTCTGAGCCTTCCAGGTCGGAGCGGCCCATGTAGCGGCCCTGGGGGTGGTGTCGCCAGCGTCGCTGCGGAGTCATGTTCGGGGTGTAGACAACGTTCAGGCCGGGAGTTCGCGGGACGTTCAGCTCCGCCTGGTCGTTAACCAACAGCGCTAGGGGAGCGGTCGAAGGGTGCTCTGTCAGCGGGATCAGCCGCCCGAGGTTGGTTGACGTGCCTTCGTAGAGGCCGTGGAGGATCAGGCCGTTACCCGCTGCGTCGAGTTCGTGGCGCTCCAAGTGTCGGATGAAGTGCGATCCGTCGGACGCTAGATCGGTCCAGAAGGTGACGGCCACGAGGCGGCCCCAGCGGAACTCAGGGATAGCCGCGTCAGCGTCAACCACCGACAGGAACGGGCGCGAGAGGATGGCGGGATCCCAGGTGACGCGAGTGTAGCGTCCGCCCAGGGCTGCGGCTGTCTCTGCGCCAGTGATGAGGGCTTCTAACAGGCCGTCATCCTTGTACCGCTCGATCTGGTCCGAGGTCGCCTCGTTAATCGCCGTGATACGCGGCGGGGTGGAGTAGAGAAGATCAGCGGAGGTTGCGCAGATGTCCGAGGCGATAGGGATGTGAAGATCACCGCGAGACGGCCCGCCGGTTGACGTAGTGCCTCGGTTGCGGCCCCAGAAGAAGCGTCCCACGAAGCCTGAAAGGTTGCGGCGGTGGCGGGCTTGTACTTCAGAGTCGCTGCGGTAGAGGTTCCACAGTCGCTGCGGATCACCGATCCACCACGCCTCCCACGTCTTCATGTCATCCAGGAGGGCCTGATAGCCTGCGGGCGGCCACGGGGTGTTGTGGTCGGGAAGTGGCAATGGTCCTCCTAGGTCTTGTATCGGCGGTGGTCGACTCGGGCACGCCATTTGCGCTCGGTGGTTGCCAGGGCGTAGCGGGCTGCGTCGAGGCTGTGGTCTGCGGTCTTAATAGGTTTGTCGTGTCCTTGGAGCTGGGCTTTAGAGTCCCAGCTGTAGCCGGGTATCTCACCGATCAGCCCAGTGCAGCGGTCGGAGATTTTCAGGCTGCCGGAGGCTAAGAGGCTGGCCATGAGTCGGATGCCGTAGAGCACATCGTTGTCCGCATCGGTCAGGCCCCAGGCTCCATCCTGGCGGAGTTGAACTTTGAAGCTCGCGGCGGCTGGGTCGACGATGATACGGCCGGGCACCAGGTCCATGTTTGGTGCGTGTTCCTTGGTTTTCAGCCAGGTGAGAAGTCCATCGGATTGCTGCGCGTCAGTCCAGGTGCCGTGCCCTCGGTTGGTGCGGTCGATCCGGTACTCATCCACCAGGTAGAGGATGTCATCTTCACCGTGGGCCAGGATCAGCCCGGCCGTGGGGTTCTGGGTACCGTAGTCGACTCCGATGGCGTAGCAGTCCGTCATCATCGGTAGGTTCTGCCAGGGCACAACGTGCTCGGCTGGATCCCACATGTCATAAACCGCGCCCTCAGCGCTCACCCATTCGCCCTGGATGAACCGGCGATACCAAAGGCCGGTGAACTCTCGTTTGACGCTCTCGATGTATTCCGGCTCCAGGCCCGGGTTGTCATCCATCGTGAAATGGTGGAAGGCCCAGTCAATTAAGGGCTCTTGGCCGCGCTCCCTGATCTGCGCCTCAGTGTTGCCTGGGCGTGGGATCCGATCAATGAAGCCGGTTTTAAGCCAGTGACTCGGGCTGTCAGGGTTGGTGGTGGCGATCAGTTTCGCGCCGGGCACGCTGAGGCGGCCTCGTAGCTGGATGAAGAAAGGCTCGGGTAGCAGCGTCGCCTCATCGACGTAGGCACCGGCAAGAGTCACGCCTCGGACTTTGTTTTCCGCTGCAGCGTCGTTCGCGCCGATGAGCTGGACTCTGCGGCCCATGATGACGGCCGTGTCTGACCTGGTGGAATGACGGCCCAGAGCGCCGGGTGCCAGCATCTCGATCACGTCGAGAACGTTTCGCTGGATCGTGGTTCGCGTCTTGCCGATTATCGCCAGGTGGCCTTTAGGTGCTTGTGGGATCCAGTGGAGGAAGGCGAGAAGGCTTGAAAAAGTCTTACCGGAGCGGATCGCGCCGTCCATGAGTATGAACTTAAAAGCAGGGTTGAGCATGTCCTGCCAAGCCCGGATCTGCTTAGCTGAGAGTGACACGCTCGCTGCCCTCCTTAGTCAGGTGTAGAGGCTGCGGCCTTGATGGAGTTTGAGAGCAGCTGAGTGAGCATGTCGTAGGTCTCCCGGGCTTCGTCTGCGGCCTTCGGCGACTCCACGCCGTGCAGCTTCTCAATCTTGGTCATGATGGCGAGGCAACGATCCATGGCGAAAAGATCGCCTCGGACGGCTTTCTCGTAGGCAACGGCGAGCAGTTCGTCGCAGCGGTGGAGTTCGAGGTCGAGGACTTCTTCTGCGCGGTCGCGCGTAATGTCTTTGAGCGCGTCCTCGACGTACTTGTGGGAAGTGGCCACGCTGATCTTCATCGCCTTGGCAATCGCGCGGTATGGGTAGCCGGAGAGGCGGAGGCCGAGGGCCTCGTGCATACGGTCTCGGCGTTCTTTTTTCAGCCTGGTTGTCTTTGGTCCTTCGCGTCTGGGCACCTTGGTTCTCCTTTCCGAGTGTGGGCATGGCGAAGGCCCGGCAGTTGTGGTGCTCTGCCGGGCCTTTGCTTCTTGAAAGGATGTTAACGTTAGCGGTGCCGCATCTGTGCTAGACACACTTTTAACGCCATTACCATATTAGCAGGGTTCAAGCTTTGAGCGCAAGCAACCTCGTGATGGCTCCAACGCGGTAAAGGGCTGGTCCTTTGCCCTCCTGCCTCGGTTTAATTTTTTCCCGAGCGATCCAGGTTTTAAGCGTTCCCTGCGGGATCATCTGACCGGAGACCATCTCAGCCGCGCGCCTGGCCTGCTCGCGAGGCAACCACAGCTGCGCAAGGTTAGCGTAGAGCTGTGCGAGCGCGTCGCCCACATCGAACCTGGTTCCACACTCATGGCAGACGGCCTCTTCAGCCTCGGGCCTCACAGTCACGTCCACGCCGCACTCCGGGCAAGGGCCAACATATCGGCGCTGGGCGCGTGCCGGGCTGGTTAAAAGCTCGATCCGGTGCAGGGCGTAGGTCAGTTCGTCGATCATCTGAGGGGCTTCGTCCCAGTTGCGCAGGTGCGGCGCGCAGACCTGGAAGATCCGCCGTGCCTGGTACCAGTCGCCGCTCTTGTAAGGCACAGGCGGCAGGGCGTAGTTGCGCGTGGCCACGGCCCAAGCGTCTACCGCGTCTCTCATCTCGCCGATCTCTTCCAAGAGAGCAAGGCTCAGGGGCGGCTTCGAGGCGGCTGTCCCGCCTCCACCTCCGGCCCGGTGGGTGGTGAGCGAGTAGGTCGCGTCCTCCATGAGAGAGGGCAGGTCTGATACGAGCGTTACCAGCCGCGCGCAGGCGCTCCGGCTGACTGTCTCATGGCGTTTGATAGGTTCACCGGTGATAGGGCAAGTGTGTTCGATCATGTTTAGAACTCCTTCGCGCTGGATGGATGGATGGTTTTCGACAGCTCCGCCTTCACCGCATCGATGAGGGCAGACTGGGTTACGTCTTTGGTTTCAAGGGCTTTAATGACTCGCTCGTCAATCGTTGAACGGGCAATGAGGTGATGGATCGAGACCGGGAAACGCTGGCCTTGACGGGCTAAACGGGCGTTAGTCTGTTGATACAGTTCGAGGCTCCAAGGCGTTGTGTACCAGACCATGTGGTGGCCGCCGTCTTGAAGGTTCAGGCCGTGACCAGCTGAGGCCGGGTGGATCAGACCAACAGGGATACGGCCCGCGTTCCAGTCCCTCATAGAAGCCGCGTCTGAGAGCTCGCGCGCCTGCGGGAAGGCTTCAAGCAGCCGTGCCAGGTCAGACTTGAACCAGTAGGCGACCATGATGGGAGAGCCGCTGGCGGCTTCGATCAGCTCACCCAAGGCCTCAACCTTGGCGCTGTGAACCAGCTCGGCTGTGCCCTGCTCGGTGTACAGGCTTCCGGAAGCCAGCTGCATAAGCTTGTTTGATAGTCCCGCCGCGTTCTTGGCGTCTACGAGGCCGCCTGGCAGGCTGAGCAGCATCTGCTCGCCTAGGTCTCTATAAGCCTTCTTGGCAGCCGCAGGAAGGTCTACAGGCACCGCTGTGGAGGTCACAGGCGGGAGGTCGAGATGGTCTACCGCGCTCATCGACAGTGTGATGTCGTTGATCCTGGCGTAGATCGCCAGGTCTGCGTCATGCTTGAGCTTCCAGGTGAAGATCTGGGCGGCGCTTCTCTTATCCGGCTGGAAAAACTCATCTCGGTAGTGGGTGAGGAAGTGGCCGAGCCTCTTACCGCCGTCGATCAAGCGGAACTGCGCCCAGATGTCAAGCAGACTGTTAGGCGCTGGCGTACCGGTGAGGGCGACCATCCGGGTGATTTTCGGCAGAACGCTTTTCAGGGCCTTGAAGCGCTTGGACTGGTGGTTCTTGAACGATGAAGACTCATCGAGTATCACCATGTCGAACGGCCAGGCCTTGCCGTAGTGCTCCACCAGCCAGGGCACCGTGTCCCTGCCTACCGTCGTGACCAGCGCGCCGCTCTCAATGGCCCTAGAGCGCTGTTTCGCGTCTCCCACAGCGCAGGCCACGTCCAGGCCTGATAGGTGGTCCCACTTGGCTGCTTCATCCGCCCAGGTGTCGCGAGCGACTCGAAGAGGTGCGATCACCAAGACGCGGGAGACCTCGAAGCGGTTGAGGGCCAGGTCTTGAATCGCAGACAGTGTGATAACCGTCTTGCCCAGGCCCATGTCGAGGAAGAGCGCGCACCGTGGGTGCTCCACCACGTAATCGATAGCAGCCCGCTGGTAGTCATGAGCGCAAAATTGCATTGCACACCGCCTCTACCTCGGAGATGTCATCGAGGACTAGACAGGTTGCGCCCAGGCCCCGCAGTTGGTTGATCCGAACCTCCTGGACGGGCCGAGGCTTTTCACCAGGGGCCTTGACCTCCACGAAGCCGATATGCCCACCGGGCATAATCACCACCCGGTCAGGCACGCCGACCGTTGACGGCGAAACAAATTTCCAGCACACGCCGCCTTTTGCGCGCACTGCTTGGATGAGTTTTTGTTCGACTGTTTTCTCTCGCACACCGGGCTCCTTCGCCGTGTGCTCTGACAACATGACAACAAGAATTTCGGCAAACTTTGAAAAGGCCTATATATACGTGTGTATGTGTCTATATATGCCCTATATATGCCCATTTACTCTATATAGGAATTTCTTGTTGTCATGTTGTCAGAGGCTTATTTTTTGTTGATATTTAGCGGTTTTTACCGACACAAATTCTGACACAAACTCTGGAACAAGTAAGTTTTCAACTATTCTTGTTGTCAGAGCGTCGCTCGGAGCTTGTTGTCAAAAAACCGAGCTTGTTGTCAGAACGGCAGAGTTTGTGTCGGAGCTTGTTGTCAGAAAACATCTTTTTTCGACGCTTCCGGGAGCCTCGTAAAAGCCCTCTGCCGTCCATACGGGCCTCGGTAGACGGGGTTCTTTCCACACTCCCAGCCGAGCCTCTTCAGCGCGTTTCCGATCCAGTAAGAGTCACGCCTGGACAGGTCCGCTTGACGTTTGTCCAGACACTCGCACCAGATCTCGATCACGCTCACGCTGTCGCGCTGGACTAGCTCGCGAGGCTCGGAGTCAGGGGCGATCCCCATGAACCAGTTGCGCCTCTCGGCGGCTCCGAGCTTCGCCCAGTCCGAGGTGATCTGCTTGTCTAGGAACTCGGCGATCATGCCCACACGCTCGTCAACCTCGATAGCGTCACGCTGGCGGTCTTTAGCCATCCTGGCGACAGCGCCAGTTAGGTGCAGCGGCTCTCCGTCTCGTTCGAGCTTCAGCGCCTCGGCCCAGATCTGGCTAATGTCTCGGTCTTCTAAGTCCCAAGGCTTGGCGATACAATCGCCCGTCACGTCGACCGGCCACATACGACGGTTGCCTGCCGGATCGGTGAGGAAGCCGTCCTCAGCGTTCGTGGTTCCGAAAAACACGCACTGCCTGGGATGCCTGGACACTCGGCGCTCGTACGCTCCACGGTAGATGTCATCCTGGCGGGAGAGGAAAGAACGCAAAGACTCTGTATCGGCCTTGCGCAGCCCTGCGAGCTCGCCAAACTCGTGGATCCAGAAGCCTTGGAGCTTCTCAGCTGCCGTCTTATCCCGCGTGTCAGCGAGAGAGAGCGAGTCGTTAAACCAGTCTCCGCCCAGGCGCGCGATCAGCGTCGACTTGCCGATACCCTGCGGCCCGGCCAGCACCAGCATGGTGTCGAACTTGACTCCGGGGCGCTTCGCGCGGCGCACAGCCGCGCAGAGCAGCTTACGGGTGACCGCTCGCGTGTATTCGTCATCTTCTGCGCCCAGGTAATCGACTAGCAGCGTGTCCACGCGCTCGATGCCGTCCCAGGCGGGCAGAGACTTCAAATAGTCGCGTACTGGGTGGAACTTTCGTTCGTCAGCGACAATGGCCAGCGCGTTTTTCAGGTCGCGTTCTGCGAAACGCGCGAAACGTTCTTCCACATACGCGGCCAGGTTCGCATCGTCAACATCCCTCCAGGGGAGGGCAGGCCTGGCCCAGGGCAGGATGTCTTTCACTGCGATAGAGTTCCAGAGTTCATCGTATGCGATGCCCAACAGGTTCGGATCAGCCCTTAGCAGCGTGACCAGGTTCGGCAGGGTCGGGCGGAGCTTGCCTGCCTTATCTGTCTCCAGGTCGAGGCCTGCCATCCACTCGCCAGACTCTCCGGTCACCGTCTCGAACTCATCCACGGCGGCCAAGAGCAGCTGCGAGCGTACTTCGGGAAGATCAGCGGCCCAGGCGGTCATCTCCTTATATGAAGGTGCTTTCCCGCCGGAGGCTCCCTGAGCGTCGCGGTCCAGCTCGCCGAACTTGTGGAGGCGCACCAGGTCGAAAGCGTTGCACAGCTGTTGTCCTGCCGGGTCTGAGCCGTGGTGGGAGTAGGCAAACAGTCCGTTTTCGTAGACCACCAGGCCGCCGGTAGCTTCGCCAGGCGTGTAGGTGTAACGATCTTCGCTAATAGCCTCATAGGCAGGTATGAAGGCTTCGATAGCCTCCTGGATCGTGTAGGCCTTGCAGAACGCACCGACGATGCCGGACTTTTCGCGTGGGTCCTCCTGCTTGGAGGCAGTGGAGGCTACGACGCTGACCTGGCGTGTGGACATCGGCCAGGTGGACGCATCCTGCCAGTTCGTATAGCCGTCCAGGATCTCGTCGGGGTCGAGTGGCTCGCCGTCGAAAGTCAGGCACTCATACTCACCATCAACCGGGGTTGACGGCCAGTACATGAGGCGGTGCGGCTCATAGGTGGAGTCATCGAAAAAGTCCATGCCGATACGCGAAGCGAAGCCACGAGCCACGGGCACATATTCTTCGGCGCTGACCTCACGGGCCAAGGGGACCACGATACGAAGCCTCGGAGCCTCCGGCGTGTGCTTGTGCGTGGTGTACACACAAGCCGCGCAGGTCAGCTCTTCAGCCAGGGTCAGCCACACGTCAGGCGTGCCAAAGTCAATGTCCAGGGCGAGGGCGGACCGGCAGAGCACCGAGCCTTTCTTACGCCTGCCCTCAGCCAGGTGGCCTGCGACGAAACCGCCCACGTCCTTCACGTCGGACTGCTCGGCGTGCGTCATTTTCAGGAACTGCGCGAGGGTTTCCGGCGTGCGGTGCGTCTGCGCGAGACGCTCGCACAGCTCGGCCCAGTCGATCACGCTGTTTAGCCACTTGGTGGAGGTTCGCCGAGGGGCTGTGGAGATTTTCAACTGCACTGTTTCTATCCTTTCTTGTAGTAAGTTGACTCGAAGCCCTCGGCTGCGAGGGGTAAGCCTTTCGACCACTTAGGGCCGCGTGACATGAGGGAACAGAGTTCATCCACTGAGCCGCGCCCGTAAGGCACTTCGGTAATCACTTCATCGTGAACGTGCATCACCGTGGGGTAACCTGCGGCTTCAAGCGTCGCCATAGAGTGGGCGAGAACGTCGCGAGCGGTCGCCTGGACGATGTTTTCAACCAGTTTTCCGCCGTAGGTCTCAATACGTCCCCACTTACGGTTAAGCCCAAGTCCCATGAAAGTGATGGACTCACCGCCGAAGCGGTTTTCACCAACACGCGGCGAGGGGTAGATCAGTTCGCGCCCGGAGGGTAGGGCGATGACTAGCGCGCCAAGCTTCTGATAAACCTTGATCCGCCCCACCATCTGGGAGGTGCCGTTCTTAATTGCCTCTAACGCGGCGCGGTTGACATCCCACCACATTTGCGCGATACGCGGGTTAGCTTTGCGCCAAGCTTCGACAATGGAGGCCATTTCATCCTCACCCAGGCCCAGCTTCTCGCCACCCATGGCTTTAAGCGCTCCCACGCCACCCTGATACCCACAGGCCAGCACAGCGACTTTCGCGCGCTGGCGCAGGGGAGAATGTTTCTTGACCTCCTGGCCGAACATACGTGTGCCGGTCTCGCAGTAGATGTCTCCGCCGTTCTTGAACAGGTCAAGCACCCACTGCTCACCCGCAAGCCAGGCGATGACGCGAGCCTCAATCGCGGAAAAATCCGCGACTAGGAAGCGGCTACCGGGGGCCGCGACGAAAGCCGCGCGGATCAGCTCAGAGAGCACGTTCGGCGCAGATCCCCACAGCGGGCCGAGCATGTCCGCCTGGCCTGCCTTGACCAGGGCTGCGGCTTCCTCCAGGTCGCCGAAAGTCTGCCTGGGGAGGTTCTGCACCTGGACCAGGCGGCCCGCCCAGCGGCCCGTACGCCCGGCTCCCATGAACTGGAGCAGCCCGTGTGCGCGCCCATCCGGGCACACGCAGTCGAGCATCTTCTCGTACTTTTTAACGGAGGACTTGGCGATCTCCAGCCGGGCTGCCAGTACCTCGGCCACACTGCCGTCCGCCTCTTCGAGGGCTGAGGCCACGTCAGCCTTCGCCAGGGAGGGCAGCTGCGCTCCGTGGTCTTGGAGCCAGCCGAGAAGCTGCGTGACGGACTGCGGGTTTTCAACGCCCGTCCAGTGGCGCATCTGAGTGTAGAGCGCTTCTTTGATCTCCAGGTCCGCCTCGACGGCCTTCGAGGCCAGCTCCACATCGATACCCACGCCCATGTCGTTGAACCTCTGGTCCCTCCAGTAGTTCTCCCACTCGAACGCAGGCATGGGCAGTGCGGAAAGGCGCTTCGCGATGGCGCGCTCCACTTCCACGTCGCGGATGCAGTAGCTCTTGAATGTCTCCCAGTCATCCATCGCGTGCTCCGGGAGGTTCCGCGTGCGGCCTCCGTTGGTCTTGGTGGCCTTGCAGGGCTGAGAAAACTTACGGATCAGGTCTTTACCCTCAGCCATTTTCTCGGTCTCCAGGTGGAGCGCCTGGGCGACTCCCGCGAGGTTCAGCGGGATACCGGCATATGTTGACCAGACCATGGAGCAGTACCAGCCGCGCGGATCGAGACGCTCACCCAGGTAGGCCGAGAGGCACACGCGCTCAAACTGGGCGTTAAACGCCCACTTCTGGACGCTCGGATCACTCAGCGCGGCCTCGACCTCGGCGGGCAGGCTCTCGCCCTGGGCCAGGTCCACAATCTGCACTGGTTCGCCATCGACGCTGTAGGCGAAAAGCAGCACCGTGAACGTTTCGTCTGCGGCGTACCGGTAGACTCCGACGCTCGACAGGCTCGCCTCAGAGAAGGTCTCAATATCGATACTCAGGGTTTTCATGGGCACCTCCTTCAAGTAGGTGGGGTGTGATTTTTGTGCCCGCCCAGGGCTCGAACCTGGGAGCGTTCCGCTCGGGCTGTAAGATCTACGTGTGTAGGTCAGGCGAGGAAGTCCGAAGCTCCGTCATCGACAACGGCGAACTCGTTTTCGGCCTTGATGGCTCCGCCACCCAGGGCTTCACCATCGCGAACCTTCTGGATGTTGCCGAGACCGCAGGCAACGCCCCGATTCGTCTTGACATTGAAGGCGTAGAAGTCAATCGAGATGTTGACGTAAACGCCGGAGTAGATTTCGTCCCGGTCGAGGATCGGCTGGACGTTCTGGTCGACGATGCCCGGGCGCGTCTTGGAGGAAGCACTCAGGAACACCGAGTCCTGGTAGGCCTCATCGTCGCGTTCGGTATCACCGTCGCGCAGAGGGAGCTTCAGGGAGCCGCGCGGAGGGACCTTGCCGCCGAACTTGCCGGGGCCGTCGACGCGCAGCACCTCTTCGATGGCTGCCTCGATCTTCTTGATCTGCTCGGTGTCAGACTTGGGAATGATGATCGAGGTTGTGAACTTCGGGTCTCGGTCAGCTTCGCGTGCGGGCTGGGGTTCCCATACGTGGGCGTAGGACAGGCGGACGTTCTTCAGAACAACGCGTACAGACATGGTTTCAGTTCTCCTTTTCGAACTCAGATTCCGGGGTTACGGGGTTCCACGCGGCGCGTGGGTCGGAGGCCGCGACCAGCTGCGGCTCTCCGGTGGTTTTGGTGATGAAGCAGCCGAGGATCTCGGCGAACTTCTTTTTGCCCATGGCCTTCTCCAGGGCGGAGAGGGAGAGGGGCTTTTGCTCGAAGGCCTCGAAGCCTGCGAGCGTTGCGGTGGTTGCGGCGGCCTCCGGATCGGTGAAAGTCCGGCGGCCACGGCCTGCCACTAGCTTCAGACCTGGGACGGCTTCACCGGCTTTGAGCTGGGCGGAGGCCCATTCTTCGAGGTCTTTCACCCAGGCGGCCAGATCCTTACCCTTCTCCAAGATCTCGGCGATCTCTTCGGGGGCAAGCTCTGGAGCCTTCTTGAACTCTTTCTGTGCGAGAGCGAGGTTGCCTTCGGCGCGTGCCCTGCAGATGGCCTTCGCTCTGCACCACCGGCAGTGTTCGCCGGGCTTGAACTCGCCTTCTCCAGCGTCTGCAGCCTTGGCGGCGGGCACCACCTCAGTGGCGGCCCATGCTTCCAGGTCTGCGCGCTCCATCTCGGCGGTGGAGTAGTGGGAGAGGCGAGGCTGGAAGATCGTCATACGGACGGTTTTCACGTCGTAGAGGACACCGAACTCGGCGAGAGCGCCCAGGGCGTAGAGGCGCAGTTGCGGGTTGCCCTCGGCCTCCACCTTGATGCCCTTGCCATACTTCAGATCGATGATGTGCAGGGTGTCCTCAGAGATCACGATGCAGTCAGCCGTGCCGAAGCCTCCGGGCACCAGGTGACCGAAGTCGACCAGCTGCTCGACGGCTACCTCGGCAGGGGAGAGAGCCTTAGCTGCGTCGAGCACAAACTCGACATAGGCGTTAGTGCACTCTTCCATCTCGGTGTTGTCAGTAGGCTTGGGTGCGGGCTCGCCTTCCAGGGCCGCGCGGAGCTTGGCTTCAGCCATGGAGTGAGCTTCGGTGCCCTCCAGGGCCGCCTCGCTCACCGCGCTGCCCGAGGGGACTGTTGCCTCCAGGGACGGCGCGGCCGTGCACTCCAGCCAGCGGTGTGCGCTGGAGGCGCTCAGCGTCGCGTGGATCTCAGGCATTGACGGCCTCCAGCAGCTCAGAGAAGCGCTCCGGGGCGAGGTCAGAGAGCTTCGAGACACCCAGGTCTGCGAGCGCGTCGCGCACCTTCGCACTGCCGCCGTTCTTGACAACGGCTGCGAGGGAGGCGCGCACGTCTTCGAGGGTGAGCGCGGGCGCAGCCTCCGCCTCGGGCTGAGGCTCCGGTGCCTTCTCAGCCTTCTTGGAGGCCTTCTTGGGCTTGGTCTCCTGGACGGTGGTCTCCACCGCCTGGAGGCGCTGGGCGAAGCCAGCAGCCTTGGTGGAGAGGTTCTGCAGGTCGGTGGCGAGGTCAGCGGCGAACTCGGCCAGGGCCGCGAGAATGGTGTCGTTGGTGGTCATTTGTCGTTTGTCCTTTCAATTGCTTCGGTAATGAGGTCTCGCAGCTCCACCAGCGCGTATGCGTCGAGCAGGGCTGGCATGGAGGTTTCCGAGGTGTGGATCTGGAGGGCGACAACGCCGGGAATACCGGCGCTGCGCAGGGTGAGGGCGGTTGTGCCCGTGTAGTCGAGCATCCCGTCTCTCATCGCGGGATCCCGTTGTGTACGGGCATGGCGACCGCGCGCAGGCGGTCAGAGTGCCAGGCAACCGCCCACAGGCCCGCTCCAGACCTGGGCCGCTTCTCCCAGCCCACGTGGAGGGCAGGCAGAGGCTTGGGGGGCTTGATCGGCGTGTGGGCCTGGGCGCACTTGATCTTGAGGACGGTTGCGAGGGGGAGAAGCGGGAGCATGTGGCCTTCAGGCTCGGTGACGGTCTCGCGCGGGCCGAGGTCCTCGACAGCCAAGGGCTCCAGAATCTGGGTGAGCGCGGAGGCCTCGCCGAGGTAGGTGTGCTTCTTCTCTTCCTCGGTCAGAGGCTCGGGAGTCTCACCGCCCATCGGGTGCACCCAGCGGGCGAGAGCGTCTCGGCTGT